CAAATCAGGGGTAACTTCGATACCTCGGATAAGAACCTTGAAGGTATGCACCGGGCATTCGAGAATCAGGTTCGTACTGACGATGCCGCCCGGTATAACCAAATATCGGATCAGCTAAAAAGCAACCTGACTGGCAATATGAATCAGGGTGTCGGTAATCTGGAAGCGGCTCGGGCCAAGGCTGTTGCCGAACGTCAGGCAATACTCCAGAATCTCGGTATTCAAGCGGCTGGTGCGGCTCCCGATCCCGGTAATGAGGCTCTGAATCGGGGCATTAATACCATGACTTCCCGTAATAACATCAACCAAAACCTTGCGGATCAACAGCGTGCCACTAACCTGAGCTATAACAACACTGTGGCTCAGTCTATTGGTCAGGCCGGGGTTCAGCGTAGGGCGGCTCTACAGAATCAGCTTCAGGGACTTCTCGGTAAAGTGGCTATGGCGGAAGCTGAAGCCAAGGCTCAGAATGAAGTGGAGCGTCAGCGGTCTATAGGTACTCAGAGCGATTACGCCTACAAGCGTTGGAATGATCGCCAGAACCGTACTCAGGATTTGTTTGATACCTTGGCTGGTATTGAATCCCGAGAACGTATTGCCGGTATGGGCGGGGAAGGTTCTCGCCCACAGGGTATGAATTCTATCGCAGAGCAATTGGCTATGAGCGGTATTGATCCTTCGGAAGCTTCTAATGCTGTGGGCATCCTTGGTAGGGTTCTTGGCGGCGGTAATTTCCTTCATAATGCCAATAGGGATTCAGAGGGAAATGAACAGCCTTATGATACTACCGCAGTATTGGCCCAGAAGCTTCAGAATGAAGGACTGGACCCAATGACAGCTAGTCAAGTGGCTATGCTATACGGTGTTTCACGACGATAAAAAGGGGTATAAGTGGCTAATGACGAGCTAAGCAAAGCTTATCAAGCCAGCAGGAACGCGAAGGCACCTGTCAGAGGTAAGAAGCAGTCAAACGCTTCTGCTATTCTGGCAGGTGCCCGTTCTGTCGCGCCCAAACCTAAAGCAGAACCGGCTCCTGAAAAGCCTAAAGACTGGTGGGAACAGACTACTGAGAATGTCGGTAAAGCCCTCGACGTTCCGGTAATCAAGCAGATTATCGACGCTATCTCTGTGGGCACTTACTCCGCCGGTAACGTTTCCGATGAAGCTATTGAACGCAAGAAGCGTATGCAAGAAGGCAAGGCCGATTTCGGAGACATACTTAAAGAAGTTGTCCCACAAGCCGCCTCTATTGAAGGTTTCGGTAAAGGTCTACAGGCGTCTTTCCTCGGTAATAACGAATACAAGAAAACCCAAGGCGAAGCTATACGCAAGGTTCAGGAAATGAGCGGGATTGACCCGAACAGTTCCGAATCCAAGTGGGTAGCCGGTCTTGGCGGTTTTGCGGCTGACGTTGCTACTGATCCGCTGACGTACCTTACTGGCGGTGGTGCGACTATTGCCAAGGTCAAGGGTGCAACTCGCGGTGCTATCCAGTATAAGCCGGAAGCTCGAATGGCCGCTAAAGAGGGTCAGGAAATAGCCGCTGGTGTTGAGAATACCCGCTGGGCGAATGCCAAAAAGCAGGCCAATATTGAGGCCGAGAAATATAAGAAGTTTGAAGAAACCCACAGGCTGACCAAGGAAGCAAAGAAGAACCTTCGCGGTAAGGACGCTCGCCAATCAGCGGCATATCTTATCGAAAACCTTACTGCCCTTGATTCGGCTGTGGCTAAGGCACTGGTACAGAATAAGAAGGTCAAGGAAGGGCTGGAAGCGAAGAACGCTGACGGCACACTCGCGCCTGAGACTCTTGAAGCTATTAACGTCAAGATCAATACTTCGCCTGTGGACGAAGCCGCTGAAACAGTGGCAAAGGCTGACGAAGCCGAAGCTGTGGAACAGGCTATCAAAGGCCGTAAAGTTGGACTGTCGGAATTCAAACCGCCCACGGTAGCGGAGGAAATCTGGCATAAGCTGTCCAAGCTTACGACGCCCAAAAAGACCGCTATCTACAGTGACGACGTTATTAAGAACGTTGAAACTCAGCGGGCCGCACGTCCCGATAACATCGAAGAATGGGTTTCCCCTGCTAAGGCGGAAATGACGCCTGAGAATCAGGTAGTAGACGTCAACACTACTATTGCGCGTGTTAAAGCCTACGATAAGGCTATGACTTCACCTAAGAACCCCGGTGGAGCTAAGTTTAGAGTAGGTAATAGGTATGCTGATGCAAAGGAAATGATTAGTGCCCTGAAGTTCGGGCCTAAAGATGCTGAATTTCAGAAATACTGGGACGCTCTTGATCCCGCTACTCAGGTATATAAAGCTCCTGAAGCTGGCCCGCCCGTAAAGAAGGTTACCAAGAACCCCAAGGCTCTTACTGACGACGAGCTTGTCCAACTCGGTATTAGGCCGGAACATATCGAAAGCGTCCGTAAGGGTACTAAGCTTTCTGATCTTACCGACGATACTCTTGTGGGCGATATACCCACTATTCTTAAGAACATCAAGGATGGGATTGTTCCTGACAGCGTAGTAAAGCAGTTCTACGAGGTCACCGGAAAGACGGATAGGGCTGAAGTAGCTAAGGCACTAAAGGCTATTACCGATAGCAAGGATTTCAAGGAAGTACACGGAGAACTAAAGAAATACGGTTCGGTACGGACTGGGGAAACCCCGGCTCCGACTATGGGTGTGTCTGGACACGGTAAATTCGCCCTGCCTAACAAGAACTTTAGCAAGCCGGATATCGACGCTTCCAAGACTCCTGCTACTCCCGAACAGGCGCAGGCATTCCTCGAAGCTGACTACACCGAAAAGGCTACTAATCTGGCCGGTCTGACAATCGGCGGTAAGAGTCTTGGTGTTGAGTTGCGGGAAGCGGCTGATTGGCTGTTTGAAGGCACTATTGATACTCAGCGCCGACCTGCTGGGCCGCGTAGGGCCAAAGGTGGAGCCTCGGTTACCGCCAAAGAAGCTCCGAAGCAGGGCGCGAAATACGAGACTCAATACAATACCCATTCGACTATTTGGCGCATGGAGGCCGCTATTAAGCACGCCCGCCAGATGGAGCGTGACGGTGTTATTAAGGGCCGTAGTCAGATGGACAGGGTTATTATGACCCTGCTGGATGATGTAGATGCTCGTCTTAGGCTTGCCGGATTCGATCAGCACTTGTCGAATATGCAGGTAGTAGGGGACAAGCTTATCGTTAGGCTTGCTCCCTCTGACGTGCTTAATGCCATGACACAGGCTGACCGTATTAAGTACATATGGGGCAACAAGATTTACAGCAAAGACCCCGCATCGGAACTCAACGAATTCCTGCCCACTACTATTCTTGACCTCGCTGAAGTATTGGTTCGTTCGGCTACAAAGCTGACCAAATCAGGTGAAGTGGATATAGCGGCACTTAAGAACAACGCCCTGCTGACGCTTCAGGGGCGGTACTCCGAGGTCGCCAAGGGTAAGCGCGTAATCATTAGTAATCTTGATAACAACATCAGGATTAAGAACGAGAAGGAAATCCTCAAACAACTGGATGAAGATGCCTTTAAGCAGTATGACGCAGCTGTAAAGGACAATAAGCCTGCTAAGCAGAAGGCAATTATGGACAGCATGATTGCCCTGCATGGTGATAAGTTTGCCGAGATTTCCAGCAAGCGCCTTGATCAGATTACTCAGGAACTTGTTGATCGGTTTACCAAAGAATCGGCTAAAGGTGTATCTCCTATTACCCAGCTGATTAATACGAACATGCGTAACGCCTCTCTTGCAGGCGGTAATGTCGCACGTCCTGTGGGTGAGGCTCTTGCTGAATACTCTGCGAAGGTATTGGAGACACTTGATAATGGGACTCTTGGCGACCATCTTTCTGCTCTTGTATCTCGACCGCCTTTTCCCACTACTGATAAAGCTGTTAAAGCGGTTATCGACGAAAACCGAACGCTTATACAAAATAGTGCGGCGACGCCGGAAGAAGTCCGTCACGCACAGGCGTCTAACAAGAACGTTGAAGGAGCGGAAAACGGCCCGAAGGTAAATGCGGAGGCTTACCAGAAGGATACCCAGCTGGTAGACGAAATGGCTAAGCCCGCTGACGAAATCAATACCGATAAGGTATTCGATCTGGCTATTCGTGAACGCAACAAGGATATGCTGTACCGCCTGTATGGAACCTCCCGGTTCTTCAACAAGCGTACTGGTATGCCTATCTCGTTCGACGTACTGGCCGGGTCTACTCACGCGTCCGCTTTGCTTATGACCACCTACCATGAAATTCTTCGTGATCTGGTTCGGAAGGGATACAGCAATGAACAGTTGAGGGTCGCTTTCAATTCCCTGAAAGAAGGCCCTCCCGCCGATCAAATTGCGGCTGAATTGAACGGTGTTCTTAGCACGATGTTCGATACCAGCAAGACCAACTTCCTGAGCCGTAACTCTGTCGGCCCACAGCACCTTAATGAAGTTATGGAATCTGTGGGCTTTGATATGGACAAGTTCCGTATTCCAGAGAACGCCACTCCTTATGAAATGATGAACATATGGAAAACGTGGGACGTTACCGACGTTAAAGACTTCTTCTCAAAGATGATGAGTACTATGGTCAAGGTATCCGAGGACGTATCAATGGGCGCGTCCTTTACCAAACACTTCGGTTCTGAAGTCGCCAAGCCGGGATACGTAAAGCTGGTGGACACCACCAAGAAGGCAAACGACAGGAACCCGTTCTTCGATCTGATTAATAAAGACCTGTATTACCCCGAAGAAGTCGCTAATGAAATGGTTCACATTGGCCGACTTCTTACTGAGTCGCGCTCTTTTACGCCTAAGAGCAAGCTATATACCTTCGTTACGAAGATCATGGACCCGACTATCTCTAACCTGAAAATGACTCAGACAACGATGAAGCCGGGTCACCACGTTATGTCCATCATCGGGGATACGTGGCGTAATAATCTCGCACTGACCACCATTGGAGTATTCAACCCTGCCAAACAGACTCAGCTGTATTTCGAGTCTGCCCGTATTCTGTGGGCCGCTGTAGGTGATATCGAGGAACTGTCTGCTTTTCAGAAATTCACGCGGGCACAGCAGATTACCAACGAACTCGTACTCGCCAAGGAGAGCAGGACTAAGGTAGCGGGTAAGTTCAAGGGAACGGATACCGGGGCTGAGTATTTCCCGAATATCGGTGGTGGCGGTAATATCGGCCGTAAAGACCTGTATTCCATTATGCAGGCCAACGGCGTAGCTCTCCCTGCCCACCTTGGCGGTATGGCTGAGGACTTCGCGGCCAACTTCGATACTATGTCTTTGGGAGAGAAGTCCACCAGCAAGATAGCTGAAGGCGTAGGAAAGGTAACGCGGGGACTCGACCGGCTGGCTAACCCCATTAAGCCGAAGTTCGGGATGAAGAACCCGTACAGCCTGAACAAGTTCACCGCTAACCGCGATACGTGGACTCGTGGCGCATTGTTCCTTGGTGCCATGAGAAGCCGTAACTTCGCGTCCGTAGAGGAAGCCGTCAAGTATTCCGCTGAATTCGTTCGGAAATGGGCACCTACAGCCGTAGACCTTGGCGCGGCTGAAGCTAAGTATCTGCGTCGTGGTATCTTCTACTACACATGGATTCGCGGTATGGTTCCGAGGATTATTGAGTCTACTCTCATGCGTCCCGGTATTGCTTCTATTCCGAACAAGGCTATGTATAACCTTGCCATTGCCAACGGTATTGACCCTAATAGCATTGGTGATCCGTTCCCCGAAGGTACGCTGTTCCCAAGCTGGTACACCGAACGTGTTATCGGCCCACAGTACAAGGTAGGAAACGATCTGTGGGGCGGTAACCCTACCGGGCCGCTGGGGGATATCCTCAATACCGTAGGCTCGAACATCAAGCCCAAGGATTTCATGACCGGGGAAGCCTTCATGAAAACAGCCGGTACGGTGTGGAATATGAGTACCCCATTTATCAAGGCACCTATCGAATTCACCACAGGACGGACGCTCGAAACAGGTGCTCCGATTGACGACAGGGCACAATACCTGCAAGATTATATCGGGCCGATGCGGTTTGCATCTCGCACAGTCGGTAAGGAAATGTACCCGTCTATTGGGCCGGAAGGTATAGCTCAAGCCAACAGGACGGAATCCAAATACCGTGAAGGCATGACGCCTGACGAAACCACGAAGAACGCCCTGCCAGAAATCCTGAACTACCTTACCGGTTTGGGCTTTACCAACTACACCAGTGATTCGGCTCAGAAGTCCGCAGAGTTCCAAGAAAAAGACAAGCTCATTAAGGCAAAGAAGGAGGCTGAGAGGTTTCAATGACATTCGGAGTATCCGTAGCGGCATATAACAAAAAGCCGAATACTTATATCCAGAAGGTTCTTTCACCAGACCCTACTGTAAAAGCTCCCGATGTTGCTGGTACTGCCACTGCTCAGCCTCAACAGCCAACAAAGACGGCATTGGGCGGCTCTACCGCGCCTGTAGCTTCCGGCTTTGTGAACAACATTCAGTCGCCCGTATATCAACCGCTCTATTCTGGTGGGCTGGGCCAGAAAAATGACAGCATATACGGGCGTCTGAATGCTATTAATGAAACGACCTCTGTACGTGACGAGGAAACCCGTACCAAGGTTGATATCCAGAATCGCCGTATCAATGCCTTCAATAACAAGCTCGCCAGCCAAGCACAACAGATAGACGGCGACTTCTCCGGTACTGGTGATTCTGGACTCGATGCCGAGCAACTGGACAATGCCCGCGCTATTGCCAATATCGGTAAACAGAGGGGTATGTCGGATCAGGGTATTCAGATTGCCCTCATGACGGCGCTTACGGAATCCGGTCTGCGTAACCTGAACTACGGTGACAGGGATAGTCTTGGACTATTTCAACAGCGCCCTTCTCAGGGCTGGGGTAGCCGGGAACAGGTATCGAACAGGGAATACTCAGCGGCCAAGTTCTATGACTCGCTGGCTAGGACCAACTGGCAGGGCACGACGCCGTGGATGGCCGCGCAGAATGTCCAGCGTTCGTTTGACCCCACAGGAAGCAATTACCAGAAGCAATACGCTCTGGCTCAACGCGCCTTTAATGCTATATACAATCCCGGCGCGGCTGTGGGCGGGTCGAATAGTGCTAGTGGCTGGATTCAAGCCTACAACAATAAATACGTCGATTATGACGGAGCTTTCGGCGCTCAATGCGTAGACCTATATAACTACTATACCGCTGGCTTTGTGGGCGGTAAGAACATTATGGTCGGGTATGCGCCGGAAATCTTCAACGCATATGACAAGTCTGCCTATACCCGGTATGGCGGTAATATACCGGGGCGTATGGGAGACGTGGCGGTATTCAGACCGGGCGGCGGAACTCCTGTGGGACACGTCGCCATTGTCGTTGGAGATAACGGTAACGGCACGCTTAGGGTACTTCACGCTAACGCAACACCAGCCGGTCACCGGGGCAATACCATCATATCTAATATCTCAAAGGCTTCCCTGATGGGATACCTGCGACCTAATAAGCTGGGAGCTTAGGTGTTTACTCTTATTTTCTGGAAAGCAATTGCCGAACGCGGGCTAAAGACATTTGTGGAAGCATGGGCGGCGGCTCTGGTCGCAGACGCTGGAGGTCTGATTGACGCAGACTGGATAGGCTCCCTGTCCATTGCTGGAATGGCTACCCTGATTGCCGTCCTGCTGAACATCGGTGTTGGCCTCTCGACCAACGGCTCCCCTTCACTGGGTGATGCCGAGAAACTTAGTTAGGTGTCCGTCAAGCCCTGACTAAGCGGGGGATAGGATCAGCGAACCCGACGCGACACGCCCTAAACCCCGAAAGACCCCTAGCCTACCGAGGGCTGGGGGTCTTTACATTTACAATTAAAGCATGGCTGGGAACCAAAAACAATACGCTGGCGTGAATCTGCCGCCACGGTCGGAATGGATCACTCGGGGAGCCTGCTCAGTAGAGACAGCGCCCTTCATGGAAGAGAAAGAGAACTTTGACGCCTGCAAGGAAGTATGCTCGCACTGCCCGGTAATAGACCTCTGTTTGAGGTATGCCATAGCGAACGACGAGAAGTATTTCGTATGGGGCGGTATGACCCCGGCAGAGAGGACGAGGTTCAAGAAGAATGTGGACGTGAGCCGCGTCCCTTTAGAGTTTCGGGATCATTACCTAAAGGTAGAGGGCCGGGTCAAAAGAAATAACCCGACCCCCAAGCCTGTTAGAAATCCTGCCTTGGATTATGTAATTGATCCCGAGTTCTTGGAACTCATAGACGCTCTCTGAATAGCTGTCTTGGCGTAACCCTTCTGCTGGAGCCAATACCTGCCATGATTAGCGGCATAGGCCCAGTGGGTATTCTTGTGCTGTCCTTTGCTGGTATCCAGTCCACACTGCATAGCCTGTAGACCGGTCAAATCAGACCCGTATTTGTGGAACGGTATCTTCTTACGGAAACACCATGATTCGATGATTCCAATAGCGCGGACAGTAGGTAGCTTGGAGCCTACGTTGGCCTTCGCGCCTCTATTACCGCGCCATACCGTATAGTCCTCAATAACCACCTGTGTTACCGGCTTATCCCACTTCTCTAGGAATTGAACCAGCGGTTCGAGGCCGGATATCTGGCCGATATCCAACAGCCCACCGGGGTAGTCGTCGCGTTCATCCTGATAGGCCCATCCCGTTGTCTCGCCGGGGTCGAAGCTCAGTACTAGATGCTCACTCACTGTCGCCTGCCTTCTCAAAGAGCTTGGATACGGACTTGGCCCAATCCACTAGCTCGAACATTTCGACGTGGAAGGTATTATGTAGCTCCCGTCCCTGTGGGTGAACATCAGCACCGCATTTAGCACATAGCATACTTGTTACCTCCCACCCTATGTCCGTCTACTTTGAACTTAACCCTGTCGTTATTTTCAAACGGGTTCTCCATGATGCTGACGATATCCCTTCTAATTTGAGTACTCTCGTGAGGTAGCTCGAACCACAGGGAGTCGTGTACCTGTAGAAGCATTCTCACTTCGGGCAGTTCCCTGTGGATGGTATTCATGACCTTCTTTACCAAATCCGCTGAGCCGCCTTGAATAAGTGAGTTGAAAGCTTTGTAGCCTTCCTCCCTCGAACTGAAATGACGGTAGCGACCCGACCATAGGCGCAATCTTCCAGTCGATTCGGCTTCCGCTTTGGACTTTCCATTGATTCGACCAAGGCCCGAATACGTTTCGTAGAATTCGTCGATAAGCCGTTGCGCCTTCTCTTTAGATACTCCAAATACGTCGGAGACTCGGCCCTTTCCAGCGCCATAGTCAACTGAATATACGAACGTCTTGCATTGCTGGCGGGGCCACCCCATTTCCTCGGCCATTTCGGAGAAGATATCGCGTTCGTTCGGATCATTGAAGATTTCCAAGAGCTTCTGGTCATTACCGAACGCCGCTCCTAGTCTGAGTTCAAGCTGTGAATAGTCGAATTCCCAAAGTTCATGGCCAACGATAGGAATGAAACACGATTTAACCTGCGCCGACCACGGTTTGTTTTCAGTCTCTTTCGGTATCTGCTGTAGGTTAGGATTACTGCAAGCAAACCGCCCAGTAACAGTGCCGTGGCTAGCATAATCGGGACGTATGCGCCCATCTGGATCAACTTTCTCTTGATACGGACGGTAGTACGACGTAAGGGCCTTGTTCCAACCCCGGTATTCAACGATCTTTTTGGCGATTGGATTACCGCTCGCCTGCATCATGGTGTCGTACCGCTCCATAGCCGCTCTATCCAGAGTCGGCTGTTGGGTTTTCTTATTCAACATAACCGGGAGCTTCAATTCATCATAAATCACCGGCTTTAGCTGACTGGGCTTAGCCGGGTCGAATCCTATCTCCTGCCTGATCTTATACATTTCACGCTCAGAACGTTCTTCCCATTCCTTGCAGAAGTCCAAGTCCACAGCCACGCCCAAATCCTGCATCCTATACAGGACTTTGAAGTTGGGCATTTCAAGGGTTTTCCAGTACTTGATGTTCTCAGCGCCGGTTTCAGCGGCCAACTTAGCGGCTACAACTTCCCACAGGAGATAGGTAGCTTCCGCGTCCGCCTCTGCGTATTCCCGTATCTCTGTGGGCGCGATCCTAGCCCAGCCATAGGCTTTCATCAGGGCTTCAAACTCAAAGCTCTTGACCTTACCGGGATACCCAAGGTAATGCTTACAGCAATTCTCCAAGCTGTATTGCTGTGGGAAGTTCTCGTTCACCATATGGCACATACGGGTGGTATCGAAGAACTCCTTAAAAGGAGCTATACCGGGCTCGTCCAGCAACATAGCGGCTGACCGCATATCCAGCTTGGCATTGTGCATAATAACCTTTTTGGTTATCAGCTTACGGAGTACTGGTTCCCATACG